AGGAATCCCATCTTCAAACTTTACAGCACCTATTTCAATAATTTTATGATTATATGCATCCAGACCAGTCGTTTCTAAGTCAAAAGCAACAAAACTTTTATGATGTTTGTGGTTATTCGTATATTTCAAATATTTATCATATTCAACTTGCTTAGTGGTAATAAATTTAGTTGCTAATAGCTCATTTCCAGCATGTTTAATTTCATAATAAGGGAATTCCTGATCTATAAATGACTTGGCTTTTTCTTTTTCTAATTTTACCTTTGCTTTATGTTCAGCGCTCACCTTCTTGAAAAATTCAACAATTCTCCAAATAATTAAGCCCAAAACAGCAAAAAATATAAACCAGCCCATTTACAGCACCACCTTACAATTTATTATTTTTGTTTATTTATTTTTTTAAAGATCCGTCCGGATTATATTTCAATTTTAGCAGTCTTATATACTCTTCAACCTTCTCTATATCTTCCTCAGACAGCCCTGAAGCGTCAAGATTATGGTATGCCTTAACGATGGGGCCTTTTTCGCTAGGCTTGCGCTGGTCTGTTCGGCCTATCAAAAAATCAACCGAGACATCAAAGAAATCAGCAAGTTTATTTTTTACTTCATCACTTGGAGTTCTATAGTTGGTTATATAACCAGATATTGTAGAAGGTGATAAATTTATAATTTCTGCTAGTTGTTTTCTTTCGAGACCTTTTTCTTCTAATAACATTTCTAATCGTTCACCAAGCGTTGCCATAAGCCACCTCCTAATATTTATTATATACGCAAAATGCGAACAATAAATCGATATACGCGAAAAGCAAATTTATATTCAAAATACGCTTGACAATACACGGAAGGCGTACTAATATGTAATTAACGATACGCGAAAAGCGCATTAAGGAAGGGCGGTGATAATGTGTTAAGGCTGAAAGATCTTAGAAAAAAAAAGAATATAACTCAACGTGAAATAGCTGCACTGATTAACGTTACAACGTCGGCCTATTCAGACAAAGAAAATATGAGAAGGGGATTTAAAGGGCATGAAGTGGTTATTTTGTGCGAATTCTTCAATGTGAATCCAGGGGATGTATATGAATTTCGCCAAAAAATACGCGAAATGCAAATCGGCGATAAATAAAAAATGAGGTGAACACATTGGAAGCAGATAAGAGAATAGAGGAGTTGGAGAAGAAAGAAAAAAGTCGCCTTACTGCCAATATAAAAATTGAGGGTGCGAACGTTTTAAGGGAAATTAGTGCAGGCAGTGAATTGAAAATAGAAACCACCTGCACCGGTAAAAGAAATGTAATGGTGAAGTTATCTAAAGCCTAAGCGGTGAATTGAAAAGGAGGTCAGGATCATGCTAATAGCAGAAAACATCAAAGGTTTTGACAAACTCGGAGTCAACGCCGATATGTTCAGAGAATTTCTTAATAACTTCTACCATGCCTGGGGGCTTGAAACGAGAGCAACAATCAAACCAATCAGCGTTAAGTATCAAAAGAACAAAGCCGACGGGCCGTTCCTTCGATTCGATTACGAAATGAATGGCCACAAATGCTGGCTTCATGTAAAAGGTCCAAGGACATGGTATTAGGAGAGGAGGAAGAGTCATGAGTGAGGGAGCGCTTGTTTTACTAGATAGGCTCTTGGATGAGGTAACCAACCTCAGAAAAGAAGTACAAGAACTTAAAGGAATACCGGCTGCTGCACCAAATGTCGAAGATGAAAGCATGGATGTACAGGCGGTAATGGACTACTTGGGTGTCGGAAGCTATGCAGCACGAGAGCTTTTTAAGAGAAAGGATTTCCCCACAATAAGAATAGGTAAGAAGCTTCGCACAACTCGCAAGCTGTTGGACAAATGGCTTGAGGAGCAAAGCAGGAATGAAAAGACATATCTTAGAGTGGTGAATAGATAGATCCTAAACGACAAGAGCTCCTGTGGGGCAGGAGCTCTGAAAGATATGAATATGCTGTTGGGGATTTGATAGAAGTGCTGGAAGAGTATTTGATTGGAGGGTGGGTTATTCTTATGACTTAATTTTAAACTATTTGGGAGGCGATTTGAATGAAGGGAATGTGCAGAAATATCTATCAAGCTGCCAGACTAAATGCCGGTTTCACACAGCTTATGGCTGCCGAGCATCTGAATGTAAGCGTTCGATCTCTGGCCGACTATGAAACTAACAGGACCATACCTCCGGAAGATATAGTGTGTGCTATGGTGAAGCTATACGGCGCAAAGTGGCTGGTATATATGCATATGAAGCAGAACACTCTGCTGGGAAGGCTTTTTCTCCCTGAGGTGGAATTCTCAGACGTTGCTAAATCAGTGCTGAGATTGCAGAAAGAGATGTATGATTTAAGCAAAATCAACAACAGCATGATTGAAATTGCTTGCGACGGAATAGTTGATAAGCAAGAAGAACTAAGGTGGGAAAGGATAACCAAGGAAGTAGATGATGTAGCAGGAGCCGCAATGGCGCTTATTTTTTCAAAGTGAGTGCATGAGTATTCCTATATCAAAAAAATTTATGCATGTTATTCCAAATATTAAAATTTATGTTGGATTGTATCCATGGAAATGCAATTCCATGGGATGCGCTGGAATGGAGGGGTTTGCATGGCAAAGGAAATGCTAAGGTGTTCATGTTGCAAATCAGTCCTGAAACTGACACAATCATATACCGGCTGTGATTGGGACTGCGAAGCTGGTGAGGGTTCCGGGTATGACGTTGAAATTGCGCTGGGGTGCGATAATTGCGGCATGATATATCCACTAGGACATGTCAGGGAGCCAGGCGACTTCAGCCCAGTTATAAGGAAACTAAAAACATACAAATAACAGGAGGTTACTATGAATGATTTGGCAAGGTACAACATAGCAAGCAACAGGATACTTGAAATTATCTGCGAGCACATGCAGCTGCTTGTCGAGCACATGGAGGTTTTCAGCAAGCCAAACGCTGAGAAAAGATTGGCTGAAATAGAAAGAAAAATACATGAGCTCCAGAGGGAGAAAAGAAGGCTCACTGGAGGTGCAAGATGAAACGAGGCATAGCTTCAGGGACGATACACGACCTGCGACGGCTTATTCGCTTACAGGACAGGCAAATGCGTCTTACAGCAGTGAAAAAAGAAATGTTCGAGCTATATATGGACATGGAAAAAGCCCTCCAGGACTGGCATCCAGAAAGGGCTCATAAAAAATCATCTAACAAAATTATAGCATAAAAATTGGAGGTGCAACATATGAATTGCGTTGTCATAATCGGGAGACTAACAAAGGATCCTGAGCTCAGGTACATACCTACAACCGGAAACCCGGTATCTACATTCACAGTCGCTGTTAATAGGCAGTTCAAGAACAAAGAAGGTAACTATGAAGCTGATTTTATTCAAGTACAAGCATGGGGAAAGCAGGCAGAAAACTGCGCCAATTATCTTCAAAAGGGTCAGCAGGTGGGAGTGAAAGGCAGAATCCAGACCAGATCATATGAAGACAAGGAAGGCAGCAAGAGATACATAACTGAAATAATTTCTGAGAATGTAGAATTCCTTGGAAAACCAGCGGGCGAGGGCATAAATGGGTCGCAACCGGACCAAGAAGCTCCACAATATGAACCTATAGGGAATTTCGACGATAGCGATATGCCGTTCTAAAAAATATTACGATGAGGTGACCCAGATGTCAAAGAGAGATAGAAAAGAAAAGGCCAGGATAAGGAAAGGTAATGAGACAGCAAGAAAAGACGTTGAGAAATTCGCAAAGATTATTATGTCTGAAAAGAAGTTTACGAATGCGAAAAGGTGCAGCGCATGATGAGCTTGCAGGTGCAGCAGATTCGTACAAGGCGCATGAAAAGAAGACGGATTGCAAATATATTGAGAGCAGCTATAGCGGGGATTACATTCCTCGCTGTGCTGCAAATGCTCAAATTATAGTTTAGGGAGTGTGGGTTGTCATGAAGAAGCTAAAGCGGATTTTGATAAAAGAAGAGCTGGTGGAGCTCACGGGGGATTTCAAACTGGCTATCGTCCTTGGCCAGATGATTTACTGGACAGAAAAAGTCAGCGACATAGACAAGTACATAACCGAAGAAAAAAAGAGATATGCCACGTTCGCTACAAATGAGACTGATATACCTACAATGGATTTGAGCAATGGCTGGATATACAAGAGCGCTGAGGAGCTCTCTGAGGAGACGATGATGAATGTCCAAGCCAAAGCTATGAGGGAGTATCTAAAAGAGCTTGTAGACAAAGGCTGGCTGAGTCAGAGACGTAACCCGAAAATAAAAATGGACAGGACTCTTCAGTATAGAGTCAATCTGGCCAAGATACAAAGCGACCTTCTTGCTCTTGGATATAATCTGGATGGCTATGCAATACATCTTCAAGATGATGCTGCTATGGGTAATGAGAGTGAAAAAAATGAAGTCGATTCCAAGGGCGAAAAAGATACTTCGATTTTTCTTAAAGAAAAATGCAAGCGTGAAAAAGAAAAAAGAAAGGTCGAAAAAGAAAATACAACGGGCGAAAAAGAAAAAAGAAAGGGCGAAAAAGAAGAAGCAATACCAGAGACTACTACAGAGATTACTACAGAGATTATAACAGAGACTATTACTTCTTCTGAAAATCCGCCTGAAGGAGCACCACCCGAACCACATCCAGAACCATCAGTGCCATATGAGAAAATCCGGAAGCTTTTCAACGATACATGCGATATGTTGCCAAAAGTTGAGCGAATAACTGCAGAGAGAAAGAAGCACATAGGAGCAAGGTTCAAGGAGTACGGCAATCGGATTGAGATATTCGAGAAGCTGTTTAGTGCTGTGCGCGAAAGTGACTATCTTACCGGCAAAGTCAACGGATGGAGCGCAGACTTCGATTGGCTCATGAAAGAAAACAACATGACGAAGGTGCTGGAAGGCAAGTATGCGAATAAGGTTGTCCCTAAAAAAGAGAAAGAGACCGTCAATCCGTACAAGACCAAGTTTCACTTCGATAACGACCGCTCATCCCAGTATACATCCGATGAGTGGGAGGCGATGATCCTTGAAAGCCAGAAAAAGAAATTCGGAACACCTGTGCAAAGAACAGACTGCGATGAACTTCATCAAGACCCCAAAGCATAAGAGAATCAAAATATGCGAGCAATGCAACTGCAGCATTGGGGCGCATGAGAGCTACTACGTGGTCACATTTCCAGCTGGAGGTGGGTATGCGTTGAGTGAGTATTGTCAAAGCTGCGGAGACGCATATGACAGTGTGGAGGTGTGAATATATGTGGAAATTAGCACTGCTAGCAGCAGTGACATGGATTGTGTGCATGATAGTACTTATCCGAGAAGGCGTGAAAATGGAGTCTGAAATAATAAAAACCAATAGCGCAAGGCATGTTAACATAACATTTAAACCACCAAAGAAATAATGATGCAAAATGAATAAACTCTGAAAAGGAGGATTAGCCATGGTCAAGATAAGAGTGCAAGGGCTTCCGGAGGATATCGAGAAGTTTGTCCAAAAGCTCAAGAATGACGGGTATAGGATACTCCAGCAATCCAGCGAGTACCCGAACCGGAATTCAGAGTACGTGAGGGTGTATCTGGAGATAGCGATAAGCAGGGAGGGATAAGCTGTGAAATTATCAGATAGCGAGCTAGACCTAATACTTGAGGCGGTGGAAAATGAATTAGGAAGAACACAGAACAGGCTGGAAGAATGCTATGAGAAAAGTTGCGCTCCGGAAACGATGATATATTTGGACGCGAAAAGCGAAATGCTTGAAAAGCTAATGCCGAAGCTGGATGAGGAGCTTCGTCGAAGAACAAAAAAATATATCACGCAACGATAAATCAAAAATTACGTGATAGCCACGTGATGTGCAATCCAAGCAAATAGCGCAATAGGAGGCGTAGGGCATGAGCAATCTAAAAGATATAGCGAGAGCCATACAGTATCATAGGCAGCAACTGGGATTTGAGCGAGGGAGAGATTGCGTTAGGCTTGCTAGACATTACGATCTGGCGATAGAGGCGCTTGAACAGTTAACTCCAAAGAAGCCAACTGTTATAACTGCAGAAAAAGACACCATGGTAGGCAGGGCTAAGTTTTGCAAAGGAACGAAGCTATATAAGTGTCAGTGTGGAAATTTCATAGGATATCTAGATGCATATTGTAGGTCTTGTGGCCAGAAGATAGATTGGAGGCAGAATGATGTTAAGTAAAGTGCAACAGCATGATTTGAAAGAGTGCGAAATAATGATGGAAGCAGGCGAAGAAAAGGATTGCAGCTTATGTAGTTGCAATGGATGTCTAGCAGACATGATTACCGAAATGAGTTTTGAAAAATATCAACTAGCAGCCGAAAGGACTGCCGGAAGCCTTAATGATAGAAACAGATTCCTTAACTTCAGCATGGGATTGACCGGCGAAGCTGGAGAAGTAGTGGACTATCTTAAAAAAGTGTTATGGCATGGCCATGAAATGGACCAGGACAAGCTCAAAAAGGAGTTGGGAGACGTACTTTGGTACGTGGCCACAATTGCAACTACAGCTGATTTAGATTTAAGTGAAATAGCTATAGCCAACATTGAAAAGCTGAAAAAGAGATATCCAGAAGGCTTCGATGAAGAGAAAAGCATCAAGAGAACAGAATAATATAAAAAGGGGATAGCGATTTGAGATGCAAGCTGGAATTGGGGAAGAAATACTCAGTTGAAGTCTTGGAAAGCAGGCAAAAGAGAAGCAAATTCAAGGGTACACTGATAAGCGAAAACAAGCACATCTGGACTTTCAGAAAGCAAAACGGATTACTTGAAAGCTTCTGCAAAAACACATACCAAGGGGAATTGAAGATACAGGAGGCATTGCGATGATTGATGCAAAAGCTGTAGCAGTTGTCGAAAGGTATTTCGCTGGAGAGAATCTCAAGGAAGCCATCAAGAAAGAAAAGGCGGAACTGGTGGTTGAGAAGATACACAAAATAGTAACTCAGGCTAAAAAGGCCAAGGAGGACTCTGAAAATGGCAAAAGAAGAGTTTAAAGTATCAAAGACAGACAAAGGCTTTGATATCAAGAAAATTGTGTACATAGACGGCTATCAGAAGGAGCAGCAGCTCAAGAAAAAAGAAATAGCAGCAGTGGTCAAGGGATTGCTGGACAACATAGCAGTAGCAAAATAAAACAGGGGGAAATGCTGTATATGACGAAGAAAGAAGAAATCAAGGCAAAGATCCACGAGAAGGTAGACGATATTGTGGATGCAGTTGAGAAAATAGGGGATATAAACTATTTCGAATTTGGAATCAAGAGTGTCAACGGGGATTTGATAATAAAGCTCGAAAATACGTACAAGGAAAGAATTAAATAAACTGTGCTGACCGAGTAGCGGAGGCACTTCCAGTAGGGCTGGAGGTGTCTCTTTTTATTGAGAAAATGGAGGGGAAATTGAAATGAAAAAAGTGCTGGAGAATGTATTGAAGAACTATAAAAAAAATAAGTCTGTCGTAGAAATGGCTCAAGCTAGAATCGATGCTTGGGAAGCTGCTATCATGAATCCGGAAATGATACTAGAAGTGTTTTCGGATGATAAGTCAAATAGTTGCTGGATAGGTGGAGGTGGATATACAAAGCATTCTGTGGTTGAAAACGAAGTAATGAAAAAGATTACGAGATGTGAAGATGAAAGCATGAAAAAGGAAAAATATGTGGAGATACTGAAAGAATACATCAAAAGAGAAAAATCCAAAACATTCATGCCAAAGCTTGAAATAAGCCAAGTTGAAAGTATGCTTTCTAGTCTTACGAATCAAGAAAGATATGTAGTCGAATGTAAATACTTTGAGAATATGTCATGGGGAGAAATAGAAATCAAAATAAATGAAAAGTATAGGCAGAAAAACTATATAACGACATCCGGGATAAGAAAAATCAATTTCATGGCCATAGACAAATTGATTGAGGTTTTAGAGCAAGTGAACGCCTTAAAAGTGGTATAAATCGAAAAGTAGCAGAAATGGGACAGAAAAGGGGCAGTTTTGGGGCAGTTTTTTCCGAAAAAGTATGAAATAATAGAACCATGGAGATTTGTTCCAAACCATATAATATTTCGAAAAAGCAGCTCATGAAAAATGGGTTGCTTTTTTAATGCAAAAAAGGTCGAGTGGGAAAGGTACACTCCAAAGGTAATCGCAGAGGGTGGGGCGAGAGAGTGTAAGGGTGGTGATAAATTGAACTATGTGGAGCCTATAAGAGATCCGCAAAAATTGACTGATATTCAGGAATACCTGAAAAGGCAGAATCCAAGGGACTACATCATGTTCATAGTTGGAGTGTATACAGGCCTTAGGATATCAGACATTCTAAACATCAAGGTCAAGGACACAAGAAGTCCCAAATACATCATTCTGAGGGAGAAAAAGACTGACAAGGAAAGAATGATAGAAAAGAGCAGCTTCATCAAAAGAGAGCTGGCATGGTACTGCGAAGGCAAGCCGGAGGATGAGTATATCATCAAGTCCAGAGAGCAGGAGAATAAGCCGCTTACAAGATACATGGCTTACAAGATTCTTAATGACGCTGGAAAGAACTTTGGCCTACAAAGGATAGGGACTCATACGCTCAGAAAGACTTTTGGATACCATTACTATAGGCAGTCAAAGGATGTGGCGCTCTTGCAGAAGATGTTCAACCATTCAGATCCTAGCATAACGCTGAGATATATCGGGATAATCCAGGACGATATTAATAACGCGTTAAAGAATTTTAGGATTTGAATATTTTTTTAAAAAGCTAAATTACACACAATGAGGCTAGGTGTAATTCGTTTTATGCGAACCGTGTCAAAGCATTGCAAAATTAATTGTTTGATAGGGTATGTGGAGTTACACACAATACCCTTTTAGTGTAATTCATTGGATTATGCGAACTTTGTCGGAAGAAAGGAGTGTGGCAAAATGTGGCCAAGAGCAAGTGGGACCTTGTAAGAAGCCGCTTCTACGACATTGAGAAGTGGCTAGAGAATGGGCTTAGCGAAGCCCAGATCATTAAAAATATTGGCATAGGTAAGACTGCCTGGGAGTCGTATAAAAAGAAGTATCCCGAACTATGCGAACTTATCAAAAAAGGCAGACAGACTCAAATCACTGAGGTTGAGAACTCACTTTTCAAAAGTGCGACCGGTTATGCGTACCATGTCGATGAAATTGTGAAGACAAAAATCCCGGGCGGCGGCGAAGAGTTTCATGTTGTCTCTATACAAAAGTATAAACCGCCAGAAGTAGCTGCTATGATTTTCTTCCTGAAGAACAAAGATAAGGAAAATTGGTGCGATAATCCCCAGATGATTAAGCTCAAGAAAGAAGAACTCGCATTAAGAATAAAAGAAATAGAGAATAAGGCGTGGTAACATGGACAAACTACATCAGTTTTATTGCAGCAAGGCATGGCGGGATTTGTCTTATAATTTAAAATTGCAAGCCTATGGAAAGTGCAACAGGTGTGGGGAGACGCTGCTGGATTTTAGTAAGCTCATAGGACACCATACAATAGAACTTAACGAGGTCAATGTAGATGATCCTAATATATCGCTCAATCCAGAGTTGATAGAAGTCATATGCCATACGTGCCATAACAAAGAGCACAGAAGGTTTGGGTATAGGAAGAATGTTTATATTGTCTACGGCAGTCCATTGTCGGGCAAGACTACATTAGTGCAGGAGCTTATGCAGTATGGAGATATTGTCCTTGATATGGATGCGCTTTGGCAAGCCGTCACATTCCAGCCTGAGTACATTAAACCAGACAATGTGAGGTTTAATATATTCAAGCTAAGAGATGAGCTGCTAGACCAGATTAAAACAAGATACGGCCAATGGTGCGATGCCTATGTCATTGGCGGTTATCCAGACAAATACGAAAGGGAGCGTCTTGCTCAATCTTTGGGAGCTGAATTAATCTACTGTGAGTCTACAAAGGAAGAATGCATAGCAAGGCTTGAGAAGAGTGGGAAGCCAAGAGAGTGGAAGAAGTATATCAATGCGTGGTGGGATGTTTACGAAAGGTAGCCCCCCGGGGTAAGCCGAAAAATCGCAGGTCGGGATACCGTGAAAGGGTCAACTGCGTGACACACACCAAAATTTTGACTTTTTGTTTTTGATTTTTAGAAATGGATTGAAAGCAGGTGAGAAAATGCAAAATAATGAGTTAATGACAGAGATTGACAGACTTAAGACTAGGTTTGCCGGTGCCGATGTCAACAAGATTGATGTACTGGAAGCGCTTATAGAGCAGGCGGCTTGCGAAAGAATATATCTTCGCAGGCTTAACGAGCAGGCGATTAAAACGGGACTTGTGAAAATACATCCTGATTATCCTCAAAAGCAGCAGTCGCTGCCGATATCAATAGAGATTGCCAGGCATTCAGCTGCATTGACTAACATTCTTGACAAGCTGTGCCGCCATCTGTGCGTTGCCTTGGATGACGATGATGAAGGGTTGAGCGATTATGAGTAGAGACGAGCTTGCAAGTGAAATCATATCTGCAGTAGGAGCGGAAACACCTGCACAGATAGCCAAAGTCAACACTGCCTTGAATGATGTCGTACTGGCTATACAGCTGCGCCACCATTTCGAGATCTTGATTTCCGAAATGAACGAATCAGACATAAATGCGATAAAAAGCGAAGTCATGAGGCGATACAGGGCATGAGCCATCTCGTGGAATACTATGAAAAGTGCAAGTCCAAGGAAATCATAATAGGCAAAGAGCTTATGGCACAGCTTGAAATGCTCATGGAAGATATGAAGAATCCCATATATAAATTCGATCCTACAGAAGCGCATAAGCGCATAAAGTTCATTGAAAATGAGTGCAAGCACAGCATTTCACCTTTTGCTGGTGCTCCGTTCCTGCTTCAGCTCCACCAGAAGGCATTCCGTGAAGCTATTTATGGCTTCAAAATGGAGATTGAAGGTAAGTGGCTCAGAAGATTTACTGAAGTCACATACATGGTGGGCAGGAAAAACGGAAAGACAAGCGAAGTCGCAGCTGACGGAAATGCGGAATTTTTCTGTGGCAACACAGGAACGAATATACTTTGCGCATCCAACGACTATGAACAGGCAGGGCTGGTATTCGATGAAATAAACAACATGAGAGAAGAGAGCCCTAAGCTTGTAAAGGTCAGCCGGAAAAACATCAAAGGCATATTCATGGGCAATCCCAAGCAGAAAAACAAAAAGGGCAAATACAGTTACCAAAACAAGGCGAAGATAAAAAAGCTCTCAGCCAAGACAGGAGCAAAAGAAGGCAAAAACGTGGACTTTGCAGTTGTTGACGAAGTACACGAGATGAAGGACGATAGCCTTGTAAGACCAATAAAGCAGTCCATGTCCACCAAAGACGAACCCTTATATATAGAAATTACAACTGAGGGATTTACAGAGGATGGATATCTGGATAATCGCTTAGTTGAAGCAAGAAGAGTTCTGAAAGGTGAGCTAAGCCGGCCTCGATGGCTTATATGGCTTTATACTCAGGACAGTGAGACTGAAATATGGCAAGACAGGCGAACATGGGTGAAAAGCAACCCCAACCTTGGAGTATCTAAGAAATGGCATTATCTTGACGGACTTGTTGAAGAAGCCAAAACTAACAGTGCAACCAGGGCGTTTATGTTGGCCAAGGAATTCAACATCAAGCAGTCAAATGCGAATGCATGGCTTCAAGAAGCTGAAATCATCAATACGGCAACATTCAACATTGAGGATTTTGCCGGGACGTTTTATATCGCTGGCAACGACTTTATGGAGACAACTGACCTTTGTGCATCCAAGCTGCTGCTTAAAAGACCTAATGACAATCAGGTCTTTTTTTATTCCCATTATTGGATTCCGGAAAGCAAGCTGGAGTTGAGTCCAGATGATGAAGACTACCGTAAATGGGAGCGAGAAGGTTATTTGACCATAGTAGAAGGAAACAGCGTTGACAGCTCAGTCGTTGCAGAATGGCAGTACAAGCTACTTGAAGAGTACGATTTGAAACCATTTAAAAGCGGCTATGACAACCGTTTTGCGAAAGACTACATAAACCGTTTTGAAGAGATATTTGGAAAAGGGGTGGCGCTCAATGTTCCTCAGGACGCAAAGGTTCTTAACAATCCAATGCGAAGGCTTGAGGCAGATCTTAGGGACAAGCTTGTAAACTACAACAATTGCCATGGGGACTTATACTGTTTCAGAAACACTGGGATTAAAACGGATACTCTTGGGAGGATAATGCCATGCAAGATGCACTCTACCAAACGTATTGACGGAACGGCAGCTGCACTATGTTGCTATGCAGTGTACGAATGGCATAAATCAGAGTTCCTGCAGCTAATTGGATAGATAGGAGGTGAACAATGGGAGTATTGAGCCATTTCAAAAGTATATTCAGAGGCAAGGAAAGCAAATATAATGCATGGCTGACAAATTCAGCTCCAATATTTACGAGTTTTGGGAAAGACATTTATTTGTCGGACTATGTAAATAATGCGATTGACAGGGTGGCCAGTGAAATCAGCAAGATAGAGCTTAAAAGCATAGTCCAAAACAGTGATGTCCTTCAGGTTCAAAACGATGATATAACAAGGCTATTTCGTTTCAAGCCTAATCCTTTACAAACGACAAGCGACTTTTTCGCAAATGTGGAGTGGCTGAGGCGTAAATATGCCAATGCCTTCATATATCCGCAATACGTGATAATAACATTGCCAGACGGCAGGCAGTTTAGAAGGTATACAGCCTTCTATCCCCTAAAGCCGCAGGCAATCTATATAGGTGAAAATGATGGCCAGGTATGGGAAGTCAGAATGGATTTTGAGGATGGCAGCAGCTACACGCTGCCATATGAAGATTTAATTCATTTGCGATGGCGAAGGGGAGCCAACACTGTCATTGGTGGCGGTGATGATCATGGGGCAGTAAATGACTATGATATTGTTCGCACGCTTGATGCTCTGGATAAGACAATTCAAGGCTTGCCTAAAAGTATAGAAGCAAGCTTGCAGATTAAAGGCGTATACAGCGCAAAGACTATAGCAGACCAGGCAAAGATGGGAAAGATACGAGATGACTTTGAATCCCATATAACAGTCAGTAAAAGCGGCATGATAGCGACTGATCTTGGAGGCGAATTTACTCCGGTCAGGATAACGCCACCAGAGATTTCAGACACAGCACTAAAGTTCTTAAAGTCAGTAATCCAGGAACGATATGGAGTATCGGCAGCTATTCTGTCTGGGGACTACAACGGAGAGCAGCATAGTGCGTTTTATCAGACAGCCATAGAAGATTTCATAGTGCAGTTTGAACAGGCAATGACAGCATGTGTATTTACGCCAAGGGAGCAAGATGTTGGCCATAGAATAAAATGCTATTACAGTAAGGTGAATTATATGGCTACGGCCGATAAAATGAACCTTGCAGGTCTGGCTAAAGAAACAGGAATAATGACCTTAAACCAGATAAACGAAATGTTTGGCATAGAGCCTTTTGAGGGTGGAGACAGAAGGATTCAAAGTCTTAACTATGTGAATATCAAAGACATAGATGCTTATCAGAAGGGCAAGGCTGGAGTAAAGGAGGAAGGCAATGAGCAAGAATAATGATTGCGAACGTCGGCTTATTGAAATAAGAGCTGTAGACAATACCGAGGACCGAATGCTTGTAGAAGGATACGCCATCACTTATGACAAGCCGGCCACGCATCAATATGGCAAAAGGAAATTCACTGAAACTATAAAGCGCGGGGCTCTGGATTATACCGACATGAAGGACGTGCCGATGAGATATAACCATAATGACAATGTGATGATTATGGCCAGAACCCGAAACAAGTCACTGCGTTTGATCAAAGACGATGTAGGACTGAAAATAGAAGCAGATCTTCTCGATACACAGAGCAACAGGGATTTGTACAAAGGAATTCAGGAAGGCTTAATTGACAAGATGTCGTTTGCTTTTACTGTTGCAGACGGTGGAGATTCATGGACCTTTGGGGAAAATGAAACCACTAGAGATGTGACTAATATCACAAGACTGTACGATGTAAGCGTGGTGGACACTCCGTTTTACGACAGTACATCTATATATGCTCGTAGTCTTGAGTTGCTGGATAGCGAGGAGAGACGGCTGGATAGTTTGCACGAGCTTGAACTACTTAAACTAAAAGCCAAAATTAAAGGAGAGATGTAATATGAAAAAGAAACTAATGAACCTTCTAGCAGCCAAGAATGAACGTAAAGCAGCAATAAGCAAGCAAGCTGAGACATCAAATGATGTTGCCGAGCTAAGAAACCTCAACACTGAACTGAATACGCTGAACGCCGAAATCAGAAGCCTGCAGGAAATGGTGGATGCAGCTCCTGATGACGATGACGACAACAAGCCGGCTGAAAGAACAGCTGCTGTAAATGGAGAAGTCCCAGGCGTGGTATCATCCTCATCGAAACAAGAGAAACGCAAAGCAGACGACGAGGGCATGGAATACAGAAGGGCATTCCAGCAATTTGTAACCAAAGGTACACCTATACCGGCAGAGCTTAGAGATGATGCGAGCACACTAACAAGCGACATAACAAGCGTGATACCAGAAGTTGTAGTAAACAAGATAGTAGAAAAGCTAGAAAGCACAGGCATGATTCTGCCGCTTGTAACAAGGACTTCATTCGCTGCCGGAATAAGCATCCCGACATCGAGCGTCAAGCCTGTAGCTACATGGGTTTCTGAAGGCGCAAGCTCTGACAGACAGAAAAAGACAACAAGCAAAATCACATTCACTAACTTCAAGCTTAGATGTGAAATATCAATGTCGATGGAAGCTTCGACAATGGCACTTTCTGCTTTCGAGGCGGCTTTTGAACGTCAGGTTGTAGAGGCCATGGTTAAGGCAATAGAGGGCAAAATAATATCTACTGCAAACGGAGCTGCATCTCCAAAAGGAATACTGGCTGAAACTCCAGAGACAGGACAAGCCCTTACAGCCAAGACGCTTTCATACAAGACTTTGGTTGACGCTGAAGCTGCGCTTCCACAGGCATATGAAAATGGAGCTGTTTGGTGCATGACTAAGAAGACTTTCATGGCTTTCATAGGCATGGAGGATGCGGAGGGTCAACCTATAGCCAGAATAAACTACGGTCTTGGTGGAGTGCCTGAAAGAACACTTCTAGGAAGAAGCGTTGTTCTATGCGGAGACTACATGGACAGCTTCAGCACATCGCTTGAAGCGGGCAAAATATTCGCATTCATGTTCAACTTCCGTGACTATGCTCTTAATACAATCTACGACATGGGAGTTCAAAGAAAGCAGGATTGGGACACTGAGGACATGCTGACTAAGGCGGTAATGTCTGTAGATGGCAAGGTAGTAGACAAAAATTCTCTTGTGACAATCGCTAAAGCGGCTTAGGGAGTGATGTAGATGAAAGTACCATATAAGCATGATTTTGAACAAAGAATTACTACTGATGTAGAGGGAGTGAGCATAATGCGCTCATTCCCTGTGCATTATCAAATAAGCGCAGAAGACGCTGTGGCGGCGAGCAATGTTGGAGTGCATGCAGCAGTCACGCTAGGTGTAGAAGCTCAGGATGTAACAACGGGCATCACAAATCCGGCAGTGCCAAGAAACCTAATAGTAAAAGGCAACGCATCTGGAATTATTGGAGATGTCGTGATAACAGGAACAAACTTTGCTGATGAGGATATAACAGAAACAATAACGCTCAATGGCTCTACAGCAGTTGAAGGAAACAAGGCGTTCAAGACGGTAACAAAGATAGCTCTGCCTGCAGAAACACATGTTGGCACAGACACAGTTTCGGTCGGATGGGGCGATAAGATGGGATTGCCGTACAAACTGTCTCATAACACAGTGCTTTATAAGCATACATTCCTGGATAATACAGTTGAAGCCACTGAACCGACTGTTACGGTATCTGCCACAGCGATTGAAAGCAACACAATAGATTTGAACACCGGACTGAATGGCAAGGTTGTTGATGTATACCTGCTTGTATAGCAAAGAGAAGGAGACAGCTCCTTCTCTTTTTGCTGGAGGTGATTAAATGGAGCTTGATGAAATTAAAAAATACCTTAAGGTTGATGGGAATGAGGAAGACGATTTGCTCTTGGGGCTTCAAGGGGCAGCTGAAGAATACTTGATAAATGCAGGCGCTGTAAAGGATTACACTAAGAATCTTTTTAAAATTGCTATCAAGCTCTTGATTTCCCATTGGTACGAGAACAGAAGTGCTGTTGTTGTTGGCAGCATATCAAAGAATATGGAATTTTCACTAAGCAATATAATCATTCAGCTTAAGTATTCTGGAGGCGATACCATATGAATCCTGGAATACTACGGCATAGAATAACGATTCAAAAGTATGGCCCAGTTGAAAACTCTATAGGGGAAAAGACTTTAGGATATCAGGATGACTATTCGATTTGGGCCAAGATAGAGCCGGTATCAGGAAGAGACAGGGAAAGGCTGGGGAAGAGTGAAACAGAGGTAAGCCATAAGGTGCTTATAAGGTATAGAACAGGAATCACACCGGCCAACCGGATTCTTTATAACGGCAGGATATTCGAAATTATAGTTCCTATCAATAACGGGGAGCTGAATAAAACAATGACAATATTCTGCATGGAAAAGGATGAAGACAATGGCTACGACGGAGTTTAGGATTGATGGGCTTGATAAGTTTGAGAAAAAGCTCATTAATGCCGTGAAGAAGAAAGCACCCTATGAACTCGAGAAAGAGATACAACGCATAGGTGAAAAACTCATGGCCAAAACCAAGGAAAGAACGCCTGTAGGCAAGAAGAAAAAGGCTGCATCCAAAAGACTCAAAAACAAATGGAAACTTGGCAAGGTTAGAAGAAGGGGCGATGAGTTCTATATTGAACTCAAGAATGCAGCGCCCCATGCGCACCTGATAGAGAACGGCCACAAAACCAAAAGTGGCGGTTTTGTAGAAGGCATACACATGCTAGAAATATCAGTCAAGGAACTCGAAGAAGAGCTACCAGCACACCTCAGAGGCATGCTTGACAGGATAATGGGAGAGATGCTGCTATGATGAAGACAACAAACATAAAGAAAGCTATAGTCGCCAGAATAAAAGCCAACATAGCAGGCATAGATGTTGTGGCACAAGAAGTTAAGGAAGGCTTCAAGCGACCTGCATTCTTTGTGCAGCTGGTTCCGTATGCCGCGAAAAGGGATAACGAATATATCCTAGTGAGAAATTTTTATATCAACATCCACTACTTTCCACAAAGCTACACAAACATCGATTGCCTTGAAATGGGAGACACCTTGACTGAGCTATTCGAAAAGCCACTCGAAGCCGAGGACAGGACATTGACAGCTGACGACATCGAGGTTGAAATTATCGACGAAGTGCTTCAAGTGAAGATTTACTATAGACTTTGCGATTCGGCTTATACGGATGATGAGCAAGGCGAATACATGGAAGACCTTAACATTAACGAGGAGGTAATATAATGGGATTGCCGGTAATTAACATTGCATTTCAAACGCTTGCGGTTTCGGCTGTAAAAAGAAGTGAGCGTGGCATAGTTGCAATGCTTGTAAAAGATAACACAAATGCCCTGATAGACAGCGTGGTCTATAAGGACATATCAGAAATCAACTCGCAGGACTGGAATGCTAGCACTAAGGACTATATCGAAAAAACATTCCTGGGCACGCCGTATAAAATCATAGTACAGAAGGTGGCAACTGATGCCCTTGACTACAATGACGGTCTGGCCAAGCTCAAGAATAAGGCTTGGAACTATCTGACCATACCTCAGCTTCAAACCGGAGAAGCGGCTGCAATAGCTTCGTGGATAAAATCGCAAAGGACAAATGAGCACAAGAGCTTCAAGGCGGTCCTTCCTGACACTGCGGCTGACAGCGACGGAATAGTCAACTTCACGACTAAAGATATTAAAGTAGGCGAAAAGACTTATACCACAGCTGAATACTGCTGCAGGATAGCAGGAATATTGGCGGGAATGCCGTTCACACGAAGTGCGACATATTACGTGCTCAATGAAGTTGACAGCATAACAGAGCATGCGGATCCTAACGCTGACATCGACAATGGCGAGCTTGTGCTAATCAACGATACCGAAAAAATCAAGATAGGAAGAGGCGTGAACTCGCTCACGACAACAAGCCCGACCAAGTCGAGCAAGTTCAAAAAGATAAGAATTGTGGAAGCTATAGACCTCATGAGGGACGATATCAGGACTACCTTCAATGATGAATACGTAGGCAAGGTGAACAACAAGTACACCAACAAGCAGATGTTCGTAGCATCAGTATTGGCGTACCTAAAGACGCTCCAGAGAGAAGAGGTTCTCGACTCGGATTTCCCAGTAACAACAGAAATAGACTTCGAAGCGCAAAAGCTTTATATCATGTCTACTGGCGTTGACACAAGCGCCATGAGCGAACAAGAAATACTCAAATACAACACTGGAAGCAAGGTATTCATCAAGGCGAGCGCAAGCCCACTCGATGCCATGGAAGACCTAGACTTCTCAATGCTTGTAATATAGGAGGCGGTATAGTATGGCAGGAGCATTTAGAGGAAGGAACCAGCTGCTAGGCAGCCACGGAAAAGTCTGGTGGAACAAGAAGCTGATAGCGGAAATCAACAAATTCGAATTGAAAGCCAGCGCTGAAAGAGAAGATGTCAATATTGGAATGGACATTGACTCGAAGCTCACAGCTATAAAGTGTGAAGGCTCGCTTGAATTCAAAAAGATATTCTCCAGATACAAGAAGGAAATCGTTCAGGCATGGAAAAGCGGCGAAGACATAAGGTTCGACCTATTCGTTAAGGTTGATGATCCAGACGCCGTAGGCAAGCAGGAAGAGAGCTGGAGCATAGGAAATGTGTGGTTCAACGAATTCCCTATAGCCATGTTCGAGAGCAAGCAGCCAATGAACGAAGAGTGGTCTTTTGGATGCACATTCAGCGACATTGAGCCAATCAGCGAAATCAAGGATTAACAGGAGGACACAATGAGCAAGACTAAACTGACATTAAGCGAACTAATTTCAAAGAAAACCGAAATCAAGGAGCTAAAGAATAAAACTGCCGAGAAATTCGTTGAATCTCTCGGCGGCACTATAACAATCAAGGCGCTTGACAGGGCAACTATCAACGACGCTCAAGACATGGACAGCCATGAAGGGAATGCCTTCATAGTCTACGAAGGAATAGTTGAGCCGGATCTGACATCATCGGAACTGCACGAAGCGTACGGAATCAAGAACGCAATGGATATAGTGGACGCTATATTCCTTCCTGGCGAAGTAGATGCTCTATCAGGCGAAATAGTTAAGCTTTCTGGATATGGGAGCGAAAGCATTAGAGACGTGGTAAAAGAAATAAAAAACTAATTGAAAGAGATGGGGAGCTGTATGCTCTCCATTTCTATCTCCAAAAAGGGATACTTCCAGAACAGATCCTCGGAAGGCCTGCGGATGAAAGAGCGTTCTTTTATGCCAGCATGAACCTTGAGATGGAAAGGAGGAACAGGCGTGGCTAAGCAAGACAAGAAGATAGCCGGCATTATTTCCATAAAAGACGAAATGTCAGGTGTTATCAAAGGAATCAGAAATGAAAATAAGAATTTCAAGAAGGAAGTAGCAGATACGCGAAAGACTCTTGAAAAGACATACAATCGCAAGCTGAACATGAGAGTCAATAACACATCAGCAATGAAAGCAATCAAGCAAGTATCAAAGAATCTGCAGCCTTTAAAAACGAAGGTTGTTGTTGCGCTTGCGCATAAAGATATGCTGACTAAGAATGCCATAAGGACGATAAACAAGGTCAAAGCTTCGGCAAGCAAAGGCGTTCGAGTAGCTGTCAAGATAGCCTCAGCTCCAACTAGCGCCGCGTTCAAAGGACTAAAAGCTGTAGCAAGCCCCATAATCAGGGTGAAAGATGAAGCGTCAAAACAGATAGACAAAATCAAGAAGTCTCTTAAGAGTCTAGCTAGCCACCCTGTTGTAATAGGAGCATCCATAGCAGGGGGTGCCGCGCTTGCGGGTGCCGGCATGGCCCTCAAATCAGGCATGGAGCTTGAGCAACAACAAATATCCATGCAGCACTTTATTGACGTGAACAACAAAGACAAATCCAAAGAGGACAACAAAAAATCTGCGGATAAGTTCATGAAGGATCTGCGCGATAATGCCAATGTTACGCCGTTTGAAACTGGCGAAGTTATACAGGCGGGCACAAGGGCGGTAGGACTCACCCAGGGCGACACAAAGAAGGCCATGGAGCTCGTAAATGTTGCCGAGGATATGGCGGCACTTAATCCCGGAAAAACTGTCCAGGACGCAATGGAAGCTCTTGCGGACGCCAAGAATGGTGAGTACGAGAGACTTAAAGAATTTAACGTCAAAGTCGGCAAGGAAGATGTAGACAAGATGGGCGGATTCGATGCCCTTGTAGACAAGTCTCTCAAGTCACAGTTCGAGGGTGGTTCGGCGAAGCTTTCCGAGTCCGGAGCTGGGCTCATGAGCACAATAACCGGAAAACTCAAATCCAATATGTCTGATACAGGACTCGCGATGCTTGAGAATTTGAAGCCTGTGATGAAAGACGCTATAGGGCTAATAGACAGTTTTGGCCCCACTATGCAGAATATGGGCGTAGGAATAGCAAAAGGCATAGGAGTTGCAGCCACATACCTGGGCAAGTTTGGCGGGTGGATACAAGGCAACATGCCGGCCATCAAGCAGGTGGCCAGCAGTGCCATCGAGTGGATAGGCAATAAGTTCGGATGGCTTAAAGGGGAAAGTGGAACGCTCAAGGATATTCTGGGCAAGAGCTGGAGCGGCATAAAAACAGCAATATCGACAGGCGCGAAGATAGCAAGGCCGTACATGGATATTCTAGCCGATGGCTTCAGGCTGATATACAACGTCGCTAAGGCATCATTCCCACTCGTATCCGGCATAATCAAAACGGCATGGAAGGTAATCAAGCCTATTCTGGATCTATTCGCAGAAACGCTGAAAGGCGTAGCTTGGGGCGTTGGGAAGCTTGCTGACGGTGCTGAATGGCTAAGCAATAAATTATCAGACAAAGGCAAAGGAAGTTCCGGAGCATCAAAGACTAAGAGCACAAGAAGCGTTGAGAGAAATGCCAAAGGCAGCAACTACTTCAAGGGCGGACTTTCGTGGGTAGGAGAAGAAGGACCCGAGCTCCTCGAAATACCAAAGGGCGCTAGAATACTGCCGACGAAAGAAAGCATGAAGTTTGCAAGTGAAAATCAATCAGCCAATGAAGCTCCAAGGCCTGAAAGCGGATTGAAAAGGAAAGCAGCAAATCCCATTTCGGTCATAAAGGAAACAACAAATGTAATCGAGATGCGCCAAGAAGTTCGAAAGCATGGAAAAGACAAGACTATAGACGGTCTATCCAAGCTCATGAAGATGAACTATCAAAGAAGTACGCCTAAACTTGAACTGTTCGCCGCAAGCGACAACAAGCTGGAGTTGCCAGAGGTGCCCAAGGAAAGAGTGCGTGAGAACACGATTGATAAGAGCCGTACTCAAAACAAAGCCAGCCTTACAATAGCCAAGCTGGCCGACAAAATCATTGTGAGGGAAGAAGCTGACATAGATAAGATAGCGCACACTGTAATAAGAGAATTTGAAAAAGCATGCTTTAACGCAGGATAGGAGGTGGAAGCATGGAATTTTGGCTATCACAAAACAATGGTGCCGAGAAGCTCAGGCTTCCAGTGAATCCGCAGAGCTTCGAAATAAGTATAGGCAACAAGAACACTACAGTGGACATCAACGAGGTTGGAGAAATAAACCTGATTGGCAATAGACGCTTGGACACCATCACCCTAACATCTTTTTTCCCGGCAAAGAAATACAGCTTTGTTAAACTTAGCAGCTTTCCAAGGCCATACACGTGCGTCGATACCATCAAGAGATGGCGAGACAACAAGAAGCCCATCAGATTGATTATAGTGGGCACTGACATTAATCATGCGATGGCCATTGAAAATTTCAGCTACGGTGAAAGAGATGGCACTGGAGATGTGCATTTCACATTGGAGCTCAAAGAGTACAGATTCTTAAATGTCGCAAAGAGTAAAGGCGGCAACAAGGGCGTCATTACAGCGAAGCAGGAAAGACCATCAGAGAAAACAAAGGTGACTGAGTATGTTGTTAAGAAGGGAGACACATTGATTGGCATAGCCAAAAAGGTGTATGGCGATAGCTCCAAATGGAAGCAGTTAGCTGACAACAACGGCATAAAAGACCCAACTAAGCTGAGGATAGGGCAAAGGCTGGTGACGTAAATGAAAGTGATACTCACAAGCCAAAGCGGGGAACAGGATATCACGCAGCTCGTAACGTCCATGACTTGGAGCGGGGATATCAATCAGGTGGCAAGGAAGCTGGAATTCGGAGTAGTAGTCAGTCCGACGGATCCATATATTCAAAGAGTCTACATAGGCCTAGGAAATAAGATAAGGCTGCACAGCGACAATGGGCAAGAGCTTTTCAAAGGGACTGTGTTTTTCAAGGAGAAGTCGTACCATGGCAATGAAATGAAAGTAACGGCATATGACAATCTGGTGTATCTGACCAAATCAAAGATGTCGAAGAGCTTCAAGCAAGCCACCCCTGAAGCGATAACGCAGCAAGTTTGCGCAGAACTCGGAGTCACAAGCGGAAGCTTGGCGGCCACAGGCATTGCGATTGATTATATTGCATCTGCTATGACCGGATACGACATCATCATGAGCGCGTATACAAGAGCTGCATGGCAGAATGGGAAAGCATACTTTGCAATAATGCAACAAGGCAAATTGAATGTGATGGAGAAGGGACAAAACATAGTTAGTGCTGTCCTTGATTCGACTATTAACATATCAGATTCAAGCTATAGCGAAACCATAGAGAGTATGGTGAATCAGATTCAGATTGTGGACGAAAACGGAAATACCCTGCAGTATCATTTCGATGATAGCCTGAGGAAGCCATACGGCATGATACAAGATGTAGTCCAAAAGGAAAAGGACAAAGACCCTGTGGCCGCAGCAAAGAACCTAATCAAGGGTGTTGAAAGGAAAGCGAGCCTGCAATGTCTAGGGGATGTTGCGTGCATCACAGGCTATGGTGTGAAGGTCAAAGAAGCATACACTGGATTGACGGGGCTTTTCTGGATTGACTCGGACAGCCATACATTTCAGGACGGCCAACACACCATGCAGCTCACGCTTAATTTTGTCAACACTATGGATGCAAAGGAGTGATAGCTTGGACAAAAATCCGTATTCAACACTGGTACAGCTGGTCAGGGCGCAATCCGTAAAAGGCAATCCTCCGGCAATAAAGCTTGGCGTCATATCCTTTGTATCAGAGCAACCATTCGACCTGAAGGTAAAGCTGGACGACATCGAAATCGACAAAGCTAATCTACTTGTTTCTGAGCACTTGATACAAGGATACAAGAAAAGACTCGGAGGCATCGGCATTACTAGCGACACAGGAACAACTGTGCTAAAAGTATCTACGCCGCAATCGTATGAAGTGAAGAATGTAGCCATTGATTTCACTAGTGACGGCAGCGGGGAGATAACATACAAGACAGACCTGAAGCAAGGCGACATAGTCGCTGTGATGCCAACATGCGACAGGCAAACATATATAGTGCTGTGCAAGGTGGTGAGTTTAGTTGGCTGATATATTTCCGTTTCTCGATGTTCCTGAGACGGTGCAGGGAGATTCGCAAGAACTTGAAATGTTCCGGGAATATGCTTTCGATTTTGATAAGGGGGATTTCATATATCAAGATGGCAAGCCATTGGTGCTGGAAGGAAGCGAGGCGCTTAAGATTTGGATTAAGAAGGCGTTAAGCACCGAAAGATACAGATATTTAATTTACGACTGGAATTACGGCAATGAGTTTGAAAACCTCATTGGCTCGACATACTCCAGAGGGGCCGTAGAATCAGAAGCTAAAAGATACTTGCAAGAATGCCTCATGATCAATCCGTGGATACTTGCAATACGGGATGTTACCACAAGGTTTGAAGATAACATGCTTAGCGTATCGGCGGCAATTGATACGGTTTACGGGGAGGTGAAAATATAAATGTACGAGAGTCAAACAGAAGCTGCCATTAAACAACGTATGCTCGATACCATGGACAGCGACACATACAAGGGAGCCGGCTCGATAACACACGATTCGGTAGCTCCGGTAGCCATAGAATTGGCGCTGGCATACATGGAGTTGGATAAGATCCTCGGGATAGCATTCGCTAAAACCGCATATGATGAATATTTGGAAATGATAGCTGAAATACATGGCATATATCGAAAAGATGGAATCAAGGCTTCAGGCAGCGCAACATTCGCAGGTGCTGCCGGTACAAAAATACAGCTTGGAACCCTATTACAAACTGACTCGGGATTGAAATTTTACACGACCGAAAGCAAATACATCGACGACTTAGGCAGCGCGTCTGTGGCAATAGAAGCCGAAGCTGTAGGCGAGCTATACAATATCCCATCAAACGTGTTGAAGCTGCCAGTCCAAATCACAGGCGTTGATTCAGTCTCGAACGAAGCCCTACAAAACGGCACTGATAGAGAAGAAGATAGCCTGCTTCGCGAGAGACTTTTGGAGAAGGTCAGGCAGCCGCCGCTTTCAGGAAGCAAGAGCGATTATATCAGGTGGGCCAAGGAAATAGACGATGTAGCCGGTTGCATAGTAACACCCTTGCATGCTGGCCCAGGAACAATCAAACTGACCATATACGGCGAAAACGGAATGCCTTTGTCTGAAGGCATCATAGCCGCCGTGAAAAACCATATTGATCCGGCCGACGCTCAGGGCGATGGCAAGGCTCCGATCGGGGCGCTAGTCACGGTAGTGACCGTGGCCACAAAGCAAGTCAACATTGCAATTGCTGGACTGCAGCTTGAAGCGGATTACTCGCTTGTTAATGTGCAGGCTGATATTTCGGCGGCGATAAATCAATACATAACATCTGTGTTGCCGGGTGAAACGGTTGTAGTCAGGCAGTTAGAATCAATCATCATGAGCATTGCGGGGGTGTACGACTTTGCGCAGATAAGTGTGAATGGCGAGGCTTCTAATATTTCAACAACAACCGAAGAAAAAGCAGTATTGGGGGCGGTAACTTTTGAGTAGATTTGATACCATGAAAAGCTATACGCCTTCCTTTGTTGCCAAGAATGGATTGCTGAAAAAACTATTGGAAGCCCAAGCTTCCGAGGTTGAGAAGCTAAGCGTAGATTTACAGGAGTTGCTCGACCAGATGTACCCGCAGACGGCAACATGGGGCCTGAGCTACTGGGAAGAGTTCTGCGGAATGCCGATAAGCGATGCTGACGATGAGGTAAGGCGAGCTCAAATCATATCGAAGCTAAGCAGATTTTCGCCTGTGTCGCCCAAGATGATACATTCCATGGCGCACAACATACTCAAGCTGAACGTATCGGTGATAGAAAGTGTTGCGGCGTATACGTTTCGAATCAACATAGAGTCTAATAATAAAAACATAGACATCATATCGCTTGCGAAAGCCATAGAGGAAATCAAGCCGGCGCACCTTGACTTTGATATGTGCGTTGAAAACTCGACGAATATCAACATCAACTGCAACGGCATCAATAACATATTCAACTACGTGCCATGCGGCACAATAAGATGCGGAACACATCCACTGCCGGCCACGCTGGGAACTACATTGCCTGCTCAGCTGAGCATAGAGATTGTTCCTGAGTCGCAAAGCTTCGACTATAAGCTGTGCGGTATTGATCCGGGGATATCTACACTTGGATTCACATTCCCTTCAAGCACTGATTTCATGACCTGCCTTGAAGCGTTCGACTTCGATTACAAAGCCGATGCAATAGAGTGCGGCACTGAGCCCGACATGGCCACAGCCGGCACTGCGGGAGACACTGAAATAAGCGCTGAGGGAGAAGGCGATACGCAGTCATTTAGTTATGTGCCATGCGGCACAACCCCATGCGGGACAAACTAGAAAGGAGGGGCTAATATGCTAACAACAAGCGCATTGCAAAAGATTAGAGAATTCATAAAGAAAAATCTGGCTTACGGCAGGTACAGAATTGGCACGACATACTACAAGGTGCCTATACAGTCGATTGAGATAGTCGGCGGTGCCGTGGCTGTCTATTTACTCATAGACCATTCGGCCGTAGGCACAGTCAACCAGATACAGCTTTTCGACTACGGCAATGAGGTATTCGCCGAGAAAACTGAAAGCATAGTCAAGAACGGCACTCAGGGAGTGCTTGCAAAATTCACATTCTTAGTGCAGGAGGTGTAGCAATTGATTCCATATAACAGGACCATCTGGAAAGACCACGTAGTGGATGGGCAAGGCGTTGTAATCCAGCAGGGCACGATGCAAAGCGCCAGTAACTTCAACAACCTTGAAGAAGGCGTATTCGGCAACGATGCTGTAGGAGCCGTACTAGCCCAGCAAGTCAGACAGCACCAAAGGACACTTTCGGATCTGGAGGGAGAAACAGGGCAGACCACCCTGACAAACAGTTTGGAATATCCTTTCTCGAATTCCAGCAAGACAGTGAGCCTTACAAAGGCAAGGGACACACTTAACTACAGAGTTGACGTGGAGCTTGTCAGCGCTGTCGGAACAGTCGGAGACGTAGAAGTCTATGACAAGCAGCTTAACGGCTTCAAAATCAGGCACACAGGCAGCGCAACTAGCGTGACAGTCAAATACTACGTGCAAGGGGGAATGTATCAATGATGGTAATAGAAATGAACGCAGGCACTAAAATCAAACACACGATTAACGGCAACAAGCTCACACTCAACGATGAGATGACGCTCGACCTGAGCAAGTATGAAAGGGACTTCGACGTGCATATAGACGTATGCATGAACGGTTTTGGAATGCTCACAATGGGCCTGAGCGAAAAGTACGTGGCGCAGATAGAAATACCTGCCAGGGGATATATTGAAGTGCCGGGAGCTGAGGGCGAAGAAACCACATTCGAACCAGTTCCTTTTTTAATAGACAACGTAATTTTGACACTCTGGTCAATAGAACAATAGGAGGCGATAATACATGGCAAACTTTGACGATCTTAAACTAACCACTGAGGCCCTTTCTGGGGGCAAGAATACGGTGCTGCTTGACGATATGGGCATGCCGTCGGTAATGGTGAAGGTGCCGAAATTCAAAATATCCGACGTAATCACAGGCGGAACAGATATAGTTCACCCTGCTTTCGTCGTGGATGGCGTTGAAAAGGACGCAATATACATCTCCAAGTATCAAAACATAGTAGTCAACGACAGGGCGTATTCGCTCCCAGGCAAGGACCCGAGAGCTACCGTAACGTTCGACCAGGCAAAGACCTATTCCGAAAATAAGGGAGCCGGGTGGCACCTAATGACCAACGCTGAGTGGGCAGCTATAGCTCTATGGTGCAAGAAAAACGGCTTCATGCCTCGCGGAAATAATAACTACGGTTCAGATACAGGCGCTGCACATGAAAAGGGCGTAATGACATACATGGCAGATGCAACAAAAATAGGCCGCGTAGCCACAGGTTCAGGTCCTGCAAGCTGGGCACATGACAACACGAACAACGGCATATTCGACATGAACGGAAACGTGAATGAGTGGGTAGCAGGCTGGAGGCTTGTGGCAGGCGAAATACAAGTCATACCATACAACAATGCCGCCAAGTCGATAGACCAGGGCGCATCGAGTTTGCTTTGGAAAGCCATAGCAGCTGATGGATCTCTTGTGGACCCAGGCACAGCTGACACACTCAAGTGGGATTACGCCAACAGCAAAATCACCCTATGCAAAACTATCACGACCCAAGCGGACGCATCGAGAAGTACAGCATTTGAATCTCTTGCAGTAGCCGATGGCGTAACAGTACCGGAGATACTCAAAGCTCTGGCCATACATCCTGCAGACGCAAACAGCCACGGTGGAGACACAATATACATGAACAACGGCGCAGGTCTGGAAAGGCTTCCGTTTCGTGGCGGCGGCTGGAACTTCACGTCCGGCGCTGGTGTGTTCTACGCGTACCTCCTCAACCCTCGCTCGTTCTCGTACTCGAACATCGGGTTTCGCTCTGCTTATGTTCTATAGTAATCTGGAATCTGCACTTCAGTAATCTGTCGGGGTGGGCGATAGCCCGCCCCTAGAATAAAAAACACACAATTCACAGAAAAGGATGCACAAATGGAAGAATTCAAAATACTGCAAAAGACATACGACATGATACTCTACGGCACGCAGTGTCTCAAGCAATTTCCAAAGTCTGAAAAATATGCGCTGGCATCCGACATCAAGCATTCGATGTACAGCCTGCTGCGACTCATAATCACGGCGAACAAGCGATACCACAAGAAAACAACTCTGCAGGAAATAGATGTGGAGCTGGACACACTCAGAACATTCATCCGGCTTGCCGCCGACACGAAGCTGCAATACTTGCCCTTGAGGAAATACGAAAACTGGAGCAAGCTGCTTAACGAAATAGGCAAAATGCACGGCGGATGGATTAAGGCAATGAACAGATAGAAATTATAGGGAATGGGTCAATTGCTTCCGTATCGTGGCGGCAACTGGAACAACACGTCCAACGCTGGTGTGTTCTACGCGAACCTCAACAACCCTCGCTCGAACTCGAACACGAACATCGGGTTTCGCTCTGCTCTGCTCTCACAGTCAGAAGGTGCGCTCCTAAGGGTGCGCATCCAGAACAAGAGAACAAAGGGGTCCATTTCCTTGCCGGCAAGGCAAAAGATTATATCGCCGCGGAAGCATTGAGTAGCAAGCACGAAACGTGCTACACGCGGCAAATCACAACACCATAGGAGCATACATTGAAAAGAATCAAGAACCTATACGAAGCAATATACGACTTTGACAATCTATACCATGCGTACCTTGAGGCGCGCAAGAACAAACGCTACAGACAGGATGTGCTACGCTTCAGTGCCAATCTCGAAGAGAACCTCATACAGATTCAAAACGAGCTCATGCATGGTACCTACAGCGTAGGTAAGTACAGGCAATTCTATGTGTACGAGCCGAAGAAAAGGCTCATAATGGCCCTGAAGTTCAAGGACCGAGTCGTACAGTGGGCAATATACAGGCAGCTCAATCACCTGCTCGACAAGCAGTTCATATCCGATTCATACGGCTGCAGGAATGGAAAGGGAGCCCATCGCGCGGCGGACAGGCTGCAATACTGGCTGCGCAAAGTCAGCCGGAAAAATGAAAGATATTACTATCTCAAGCTGGATATATCGAAATACTTTTACCGGGTGGACCACGCAATACTGCTGGATATCCTCAAGAATAAGATTGCAGACAAGAAGCTCATGGAGCTTTTAGAAACAATCATCAACTGCGAGGATATGAAATTCGGACTGCCGGCTGGCGTGGATCCAGACCAGTGCAGCTACGAGGACAGACTTTCGGACGTGGGCATGCCCATTGGCAACCTCACTAGCCAGATGTTTGCGAATGTGTATCTCAACGAGCTTGACCAGTATGCAAAACATGAGCTTCGACTGAGGCGCTACATCAGGTACATGGACGATATCATCGTATTGCACCCGGACAAACAGTACCTGCACGAGCTCAAGGACGATATTGAGGACTTCATCAATACGAGGCTTAACCTTCAGCTGAATAATAAAACGGCAATACGGCCGGTATCCGTGGGGATTGAGTTTGTGGGATTCCGTATATGGGCAACACACCGAAAGCTGAAAAAGAAAACAGCAAAGAAAATGCGAAAGCGAATCGAGTATCTGCAGAAGGCATATGCCAGGGGAGAGGCCACCCTGGATAATGTGAGGTGTTCACTTCAATCGTACATGGGCATAATGCAGCATTTCAATTCATACGGCCTGCAGAAAAAGATACTCAGCAAACTAATCCTGCGAAAAGAAGAGGGAGGAGAACATGGGGGAAAACTGTAAGGATTGCGTAATCGCTAGAACCATAGAAAGAGATATCGGGGAAATCGTCAACAGAATGAATGCGCTAGAACAAAGAACTGGGGAACTCGAAAGAAATGGCAGCGTAGAAAGAGAACGCACGGATATGATTTTTAAAATGCTGAACGAAATTAAAGCCAGCATTGAGGAAATTAAGAATAGACCAAATCACCTGCTATGGACAATTGCAGGAGCTGTGGCAGTTGCAATAGTTATGGCAGGAATGAAGCAGATAGGAGCGTGAAGAAGATGGAAAGTATGGAACTATACGGCGTAATGGCGGTACCACTTGTGACGGGTTTAGTGCAACTATGCACTAGCGTAGGGCTCCCGAAAAGATATGCGCCAGTGATATCCCTTATAACAGGTATATGCATAGGCGCAGCTGGATTCTCGAGTGGCAATACATTGCAAGGGATAATTGTAGGAGCAGCTATAGGTCTTTCGGCGAGCGGATTCTATAGCGCAATCAGGGCACCTCAAAAATAAAACGAGGGGGGAGTGCATTGAGGATAGCAATTGATGATGGCCACGGAAACAATACGGCAGGAAAAAGAACGCCGACGCTTCCGGATGGCAGCATAATAAAAGAAAATGAATTCAACCAGGCAGTCGCAAGGCTGCTTGTAAAAGAGCTCGACAGATGCGGCTTCGAAACGCTGCTGGTAGCTCCGGAAGCAGAAGATGTGGCGTTGGCCACAAGAGTTAAGCGAGCGAATGATGCAAAGGCGGACATATACATATCCATACACTATAATGCATCTAACGGGCAGTTTGATAGCAAAAAAGGCGGAGTTGAAACATACTGTCATCCACACAGCACAAAAGGCAGAAAACTGGCTGAAGCCGTACACAAACATCTAATCAAGGGAACTCCGCAAGCTGACAGAGGAACCAGAACTGCGAATTTCTTCGTGCTCAGAGAAACGTCAATGCCAGCAATACTGGTTGAAGCGGGCTTCATGGATATGCTTGGCGAAGCAAAGCTAATGAAGAATCCAGACTTTCAAGGTGAAGTTGCCAGAGAAATAGCGCAAGGGGTATGCGAGTATTTAGAGGTGGAATTCAAACAGACTAATTGCAATAATGGAATAGATACAATAATCCAGAATGCCATTAACGCAGGCCTCATAACCGATAGAATATATTGGACAGAGGTGCTGCTAGGCAGAATACAACCAAAACCAGAGTACATTTCGACGATATTCCAGAGAGCGCATTCTAAAATAACTGAAAAATAGCGTGAATGCGCATAAAAGCCATGGCAAAGCCTGTGCAAAAAGAAACATGCTCAGCGATGTAAACCATAAGCATAACGAAAAAATTGCCTTAAAAAGCGAAATGGAGCCTTGTATTTTGGCGGTTCCACGGAAATAATACCATGTGAGTTTAAATAGCCGGGGAGACCCGGCTTTTTTATTTTTTTTGTAAACACGGGTCAAATAATATATACTGGAAGCTATATACACTTTGTTAAAAAATGAGGGGGACATTATGAGTTTCAAAGAAGAATGGGATTATTTTAAAAACGAAGTAATAAACGAAAACAGATTCTTTGCGAAAGTTCCATTTAAAAAAGATTTAGACGAATTAATTTGTAATAGCAAAGTAAGTGTTATAAACTGTGATTTTTACCGTGCGAGAAAAGGTTCATATAATAAAGAGTTAGATATGCGCGCACCTTCATTTGATAAAGTTAAGGACGATGGGCGATGCAACCCAAAAGGAATTTCATACCTATATACAGCCACAGATGCAAACACAGCCATACATGAAGTGCGTCCTGGCATTAATGATATAGTAACGGTGGCTAAATTCACAGTGGAAAAGGCATGTTGTGTTGATTTTAATTCGGTAATGATAGACTATAAAGACGGTTTCAGATACACTGAAAAATTTATTGAGTTTACTAAATTTTTAATCAGTGAATTTCAGAGGCCTATCTTAAAAGATGAATCATTAGAGTATATTCCATTGCAATATATAACTGAGTATATAAAGAAATCAGGCGAACGTGATGGATTTATTTTTAAGAGTAGTTTTCAGACCAAACTAAACAAAGGCAGCAATTATGTGTTTTTTAAAGATAATCCAGAAAAGATTATATATAAAGGAAACGAAAAATATTTAATTACAAATATGAATTTAAGTCATGAAAAATTAAGCTGCATGTAAAAAGTCAAGTTTCATTGGCTTTTTTCTATGTTTGCAAAATGTTTGCAAATCAGATTTTTGCAGGTGAGCATAAAAAAATCAAGGCTCCTGAAAGCCTTGATTTTGCTGGTGCAGGAAAAGGGAGTCGAACCCTCACGATATTGCTACCGCTAGAACCTGAATTGTGTACGAACCATTTTAGTATGTCTCGATAACTTATGACTAAAATGAAAAACACAGAATTTACAACGTGTTCAGAGTGTTTAAGGTGTCTCGAAGTTGCATTGATTTTGATTAGTTGTAAAATTTACGTTTGCAAAATGTTTGCAATGTTAGCAGTTTATTTGACTTTGTATAGGATGTCGTCCATAAGGTTGGCTGTCTTTTCTTCCATGTCGAAAAGTACGTGAGAGTAGAGGTCAAGAGTGATACTTATATTGGAGTGGCCAAGCCGTGCACTGGCGATTTTAGGAGCTATGTTCTGCTGGAGCATCAATGTTGCGTTTGTATGCCTCAGGTCATGCAGTCTTATATTAGGAAGGTCGTCATGCCTTCTGACAAAATCGCCGAATCTATGGCTGAAGCTCGATGGATTTATAGGCTCACCATTTTCTCTGCAGAATAGAAAGTCATTATCCTGGTATAATGCTGCAAAGGCTATCTTATGCTCAAGCTGCTTTATCCTATGCTCTTTCAGTATCGTTAAAAGGGTAGGAGACAGCTTGAGCTTTCTATTGCTTGTTTCGGTCTTAGGATCCTTGAACATAAGCTCAGTTCCAACCCTGACAAGGTTTCTTTGAATCGTTATAATACCTTCATCAAGGTCAACATCTTCCCACTTGAGGGCAAGCAGCTCGCCGCGTCTTAATCCGAGAGCCAATACTATGTTGATAGGTACATTCAAAAAGTCATTGTATTTAAGCTTATCAATAAGTAGCTTCACTTCATCCAGCGTCAGAGCCCTTGCTTTAAACTTGCTTTTCTTGGGCGCTGAAACAGCAAGAACAGGATTTGTTTTTATAAGCTGCATCCTAAAGGCATAATCAAGTGACCTGCGGAAGATGTTGTGATGCTGCAGCAAAGTTTTACCGGAAAGAACTTCGCCTTTTTCGTCATAATACTGCTGGATATCTATCGGCCTGAGCTTCTGCAGCTCAATGTCACCTATGGCCGGAATCAGATGCTTGTCAATGACAACCCTGTACGAGTATGCCGTATTAGGCGACAGTCGGCTTTCGGCATATTTTTCGAACCAGTAGACAAGATACTCCGACATGTTGATATTTTTAGGCATGACAAATGTTCCGTTCTCAACCTCATTGATTTTTTCAGCGAGTTCCTTTTCGGCATCTCGTTTAGTTGCGTATCCAGAGAACCATCTTTGCTTCCTTTTCCCGGTCTGCGGATCCGTGCCGACATCCAGAACTATAGCCCATTTCTTACCGCGTTTTCTAACATGTCCACGCATTGAATTCACATCCTTTCTTTATTCAATTGGTTCATATATGAAAATAGAAGGCAACGAAGACAATATCAAACTTCTTTTATCGTCCAGCTTCCAGGCTGGTCTTTCTTTGACCATAAATTTAAATTTTTGCATCAAGAAGTCTTCCGGCACTAAGAAGAAATCCGCCAGCTCTTGATACGATGATATGCTTCTATCTCGAATTATTTTGATTAGATTTTTTGTAGGAACAAGAAACTCTGTGGCCCACTTCAGGGCATGAAGCTCTTTTTTATCCAGAATAATTCTTTCAGAATCGCACATATAACGTCTGGGAGTAATATCTCCTATGGTCGTCATGTAATGGCCGATTTCTTCCGCTAGGACGGCTCTGTAAAGCCTCACATCGTTTTTAATTCGTTCATTGATTAATATTATGTAGTAATTCCCATCGTAGCTGTAATAGCCCAGTACGGGCTCAGGCAAGGGCGCATACTTCTTAATGATGCAGCACTTTGCCAAAATAGATTCCAATTCGTCAGTTTCAACCATAACTATCCCCCTAACAAAACAGAACTGTTGTTCGGGATTAGTTTAGCACGGATTTACAAAAATGGAAAGTGATTTAGAAAAATAAAGTGAAAAGCAATTAAAATGAGATTGGGATTAAAAGAAATGAATGAAGGAGAGCAGGTACAGCAAGGACCTGCTCATGAATAGGTTATTTACATATGTATTTGGCAAGCACATGCTCAATTTCAATAAGATTAGTTCCCTTGATGAATTCAAGGTCGAAATTACCGCTGCGTGTAAACAAAGTTACATCTGCATCCATGTCCAACATACCGGCTTCCTCTACTGCAAATCCATGAATTGAAGCATAAGGTACGCTTACACGCTTCTTTTTCTTTGATATGAGCTTGTTGTCGAAGAAAATTACTCTCTTGTTGGTGAAGCAGACCTCATCCAGCACCATTTTATAGACATGTTCAACTTCTTCACCTGGAAACAGCAGTTCATTAAACTTGTCTACATTTGTAACCTTAGAAGCCCCTAACATACCTTTTAGATTGTTAATCATGATAAAACCTCCTAGTATATTTTTATTAAATCATAGCATTCTTAGAAAATCATCTTCAGATATTATTTGCAATCCTGTCCCTTTTTCAATAAGCTCAAGAGCTTTCTTCATCTTGCTGCTAATTGCATTGCCATTAAGCCTCGAGTAATCTTGTTCGCCCAAGACCAAGAAACTAGTATCTTTTGTAACACCGGGTCCAATAATCCCACCAAAATTCACAACTTTTTGCATAGCTTCGTGCCGTGTCATAGAGTGAAGTGTCCCGGTGAAAATAACTTTTTTATTGAAAAATGGACTATTCTCGTCAAATTCATCAGTTTCAGCGTAAATCTCGCATTCCGAAACTTTCAATTTGGATGAATTCATTTTTACACTACATGGAGTATAACCATAGCTAAACATCTTGCCTATTTTCATTTTGATTTTTTTAGACAGCTCTTCCGGAGCAGAAACGCCAAGCTCATTACAAGCTTTGATTAATATTTGAGCAGCAGCTGTTGCATCTTCACATGCATCATGGTGCTTGAAACGGATATCAAGCATAGATGCAATCGTATCAAGTCTATAGTTCATTCTTCCAGGCCAAACCTTCTCTGCTATTTTGCACGTGCAAAGATATTCCATGGAAGGGTATGGGATATCATATTCATCCAAAACACATCTTAGCACGCTCATGTCAAAGCTTGCATTATGGGCGATGACGGTATTGCCATCAAGATAGCCATTAAAAGTGCTCCATAATTCATCAAATTCAGGCTGGTTAATAACATCATCTTCGGTTATTCCATGTATCTTGATATTCCAAGGGTCGAATTGTAAGTCTTTTGGTCTTATCAACCAGGACTTCTTTTCCACTATTTCGAGATTTTTCACTACAACAATCCCTAATGCGCATGCGCTGGATCTCTCTCTATTGGCCGTTTCAAAATCAATAGCAACAAAGTCCATTTTTAAAACCCCCTTACATTAATGAGAAATTATTACATGCCACATTTAAAACAAAAGCTGTATTGCTACAGCTGTATTCCATTTGTTTATAAATTCTTGACGAATTGTATTACAAGTTGCTCTAATTCCATTACTTGTTTTAAATTTAAGCTATCTAATATCATTGTAACGGTTTTAAGTAATTCTATTTTTCTGGAATACTCAAAAGAATCTAGAGTCGATTTTCGTTCATCAACTCTGCCGGTTATGTAGTCCAGAGAACAATCAAAGTATATTGCGAAGAAAATCAATAAATCTAATTCGGGGCTCCGCTTATTGTTTTCATATTGAGATATGGCAGCCTTTGTAATTGGATATGTGAATATCTCCGTAATATCAGAAGCTAATTTCTCTTGAGTTATATTGGCAGAAACTCTTAAATATCTGAGTCTTTTTGAAAAGGTATCCATAGACGCTCCTTCAATAAAC